ATCTCTTAGATATATTTATGATTATAATCGTAGTTATTTTTTAATTGGTGCTTGGGATGATGAAATTGGAGGTAATTATCTTGTAGCAGTTATTTGTTTTCAAGATAATGCTGTTAGCGGTGCCAATTTTAATATAACTTATCATTTATTAGATAAAACAGAGAGAGCGCGTTTTGAATCTGAAGTTGGCGATATTAATACTGCTGATGAAATAGATTTAATTAATAATATTAAAGGTTCTGGTTGGGCGTGGTTTAATATCACACAACCTACTAATAATAATCCGTCACCTCGAACCATTCAATCAAACAATATAACATATCGTATTTATCCTGTATTGCAAAATGGTATATGGTATGTTGGTTATGCTTTCGCAATGGATGTTGATATGGGTGGTTCCAATGATTTATATGTTTATCGTTGTACTGGTAATTCTCAAACTAAATGGACTGCTATTGACAGTGCTGTCGCAAATGATTTAGAAAACGCTGGTAAATTTAGTAAAAAACTACTATATTAAACTCTGACTGTTATTAGTAATAATAGTTAGAGTTTAACTGATATATGTCAAACTTTAACTATTATTACTATGACTATTGCACAAATTAAAGCCTTGTTTCAAACTGGGAAAATTCCTACACAAGCTGATTTTGAAAATTTGATAAGTAAGATTCCAAATAGTGAGTTAACAGGAGGGGGGGACAATACTTTAAGTTTTAGCAACCCTGATTATGCTAATGTACTTGGTTATAGATTTGTTACTATTGGTGATGAAGCATCTTATTTATTTATAGGTTTTTATGATGCAGCAAATGCTACATATTTACCTTATATAATTGTACATTGTAATACTGGTTCACCTTCTGAATATGGTAATACTCCACCTGTTAAATATACTATTCTTACATCAGAATTAATGACTAAAATGTTACAAAATGGTGGTGAATTATATTCAGCTAATGATGAAGCACTTGTAGGAGCAATTCCTTCAACTGCTAAGTGGAATTGGGTTGGTTGGTATCATTTATCCAATACACATCGAGTTATTAGAAATGATCTTATAGAAGAACACTTTTTTATAACAACTGATGGTTCTACAAGAGCTTATTTCAAAATAGTTCATGCTACTGAAAATGATACATTCCCTATTGTTTCTGAAGCTATTAGAATAGGTGTATCGGGTGGTGCTATAACTGCATATAATTACA